TTACATCTGAATTAGATGAAATAATTAACAAAAAAACTTCCGCTGGCGAAATAATTAAAGACTTTGAAAAAAGTAAAAATAAAAAGTTTGCCGGTGATAGCAAAGAAAAACGTAAGGAAAGAGCATTAGGTGCTTACTACGGTATGCATCCTGAAAAATCAAAGAAAGAAGAAAGCGTCAAAAAAGATAACAAAGCTGAAAAAGCTGGTAAAAAAGTCACTAAAGATATTGAATATGACGAAGGTCATAAAGGCAAAGATGATAACAAAGCCGAAAAAGCTGGTAAAAAAGTAGCCAAAGATATTGAGTACGATGAAAAGAAAAAATCTAAAAAAGAAGAAAAAGTTGAAGAAACTACTACTTCAGGGTCAATCGCTACCGGATTAACAACGACCAGTAAAGTCGGAATGGGTGTTGGCAAAGGAATTTATGATAGCATCAACCGCCAAGTTGAATCTATGATTAGTGAATCTTTTAATGTTGACATGAGTAAATCATTTAGTGATCAAGGCGAAGCTGAAAGCAATATTACAGTTCATGCCCAAGGCGCTGAAGCTGATATGTTAAAAGAATTGTTAAAAAATGCTGGCATTGATGTGGCTGCTGACACTAGAATGTCCCACGATCACGATGACTCTTGTAATGAGTGTGGGTGTAGCCCGTGTGAGTGCGGTGATGAACATATTCAGCCTGAAATAATTGAATTAGAATTAGACGAAGCTGATGTAACTGTTAGCGACAACGAACCAGATTGGCCTACAAATAATGAATATTCAAATGACGCATTACAATATAGTGGCGGGTTGAACAAACCTAAGCGCACAGTGGCTGGCGACGGACAAACAACTGTTCCTGTAACAGCAGTACAAGTAGCCGAAGAAGTTACGGTTGAACGTAGTTTGTTTGATTTGTATAAAGCTATTGAACAAAGAACATAATAAGGAATAAAACATGAGTCAGGCTAATGTTGTAACAAGCGCAGGTAATATTGTATGGTATACAGATAAAGCAGAAGTTGTAACTGGTAATACCGCAGTTACTTATAATGTATATGAGTTATCTACTTCATTGCCTATTACAATAACTGGATCAGCTACAAATGGTAGTAATGTATTAGTAACTACTGCGGCAAGAACTAGTATGGCTAATGCTATTGTAACTGGTACAAATATTGCCGCAAACACAACAGTAATTTCCTTTAATGCCGGAGCAAATTTAATATTAAGTGCTAGTGCTACAGGCAATGTATCATCAGGAACTTTTACTATCAATTTTGCCAATACTGGAAACATTTATTCTAATGCTGTTCAAATTGCTGCCAATAGTCGCCAACAAATTTTCGTAGGTGCTGGAAATTATTTGACTATTACAGGTTCTAATTTTACTGCTAGAGAAATTGGCACTGCCAGTTCTGGTCAAGCAGGTGTATTTGGACCAGCATAATTATGCGAGCTAGTGAATTTATCAGCGAGTCAAAATCAGAATTCTCTCCTGAACAAAAATCTGCGATTCCTGGAATGCAGGTATTGCCCCAATTAGATAACAGTAATCCTTATCACATGTGGCGTTTTGTTGTTGCCACTGCTGGGCAGCCAAATAATGGTGATAGACCAGCATTAACTTTAGATGGGCCTATTGGACAAAAACTTAATACGGTAACTTATAGTAAAGAAGATGGCGATATTATTAATGCTACGGCAAAAAGTCTAGGTCTAAAAGTTAATGTTGTTAGTTCTCAAGAATCTGAAGAACCAAAAGATGTACATAAAACAAGCCCAGTAAAAGGATTTAAAGGCTATAAAAGATGAGAGCCAATGAATTCATTTATGAAGATGTAGGAGATCTAACGCCTGATCAAAAAGGACCAATGAAGGCATCCAAAATGGTTCGAGATAAAGGCGGATATGATAGAATATATTATATTAATCGTTTAGGTATGGCTATGGCTATGGCCAATGGTAAAGATACTAAACCTGTTGATATGGATACTTCAAGTTGGGTTGAAAAATTTAATTCAGTACATGCTTATACCCCAGAAGAAGAATCAATGATTGATGCTGCCATTGCTACAATTCCAACCGAAGCAGTAACAGGTGTAACCAGCAGTAAATCAGAAGAACCACTGGGCATTCATAAAATTAGTCCAGTAAAAGGGTTCAAAGGATATAGTCGATAATATACATATAACTCCATAAATATAAGCATATTATAAAAGGATTCTATATGAAAAAATTATTCGTATTGCTGTTTATTGCGATTACAGCATTTACAAGCATACAATCTTTTGCTTGGACACAACGCCAACCAAACCCAGTTCAAGCATGTCAAGTACATGCTCCGTACGGATTTCCACAAACAGCCAAACAATTACAACCAATTTGCCGTCAGGCTTACTTAGTAGGATATGATTCAGCTGCCAAATTACCAAACTATGTTATGTATGAATTGACCCCGCCTAATGCGTTAGGATGTGTTGCTCGTACAAACGCATTTGCCGCTGATCAAAGTGTACCTGGGGGTGCTACTCCTGCTGACTATGCGGCTACAGGATATGACAAAGGGCACATGGCACCAGACGGTGACTTATCTTGGGATCCACAAGTAGAATATGAATCATTCTTGATGACTAACATGAGCCCACAAGCAGGTTCACTAAATCGTGGTATTTGGAAATTACTTGAAACTTCAGTACGTGGGTGGGCAGTTCAACACAACAATAGCTTCACAGTTATTGCTGGTGGCGTATATGGACCAGGTGATAAAACTATTGGTAAAGGTGTTGTTGTCCCCCACGGTTTCTATAAAATTGTTATTAATAATCAAACCAAAGAAGTTGCTGGGTGGGCATTTCCACACACAGCACCTTATCCTAACTTAGGCAATGACCTAACAAAATTTCGTTTGCCAATCGCTCAAATTGAGCAAGCAGGCGGAGTTCAATTTCCTTTGCCACAAGGCGCGGTAGAACTACAACCTGGTAAAGAATGGAGTGTGGATTTTGGAAAATTAACTCAAATGAAACGCCAAAAATGCGGAGCGAACGCTTCAGACGATTAATATAGACTTAGTCTTTATAAGGATAAATTAGTATATGTCATTTGATGCCGCATCACTAGCTAAAACACCTTATAAAAAACAAAATTGGACAGCTAGTCAGTTAACTGAATTTGCCCAATGTGTGGACCCTGATAGAGGTCCACACTATTTTATGGACAATTTCTTTTACATACAACACCCTGTACAGGGTAAAATGCAATATCATCCTTTTGATTATCAAAAGCGATTGATTGACACATATCACGGGTATCGCTTTGCTATTGCTATGATGCCGAGACAAAGTGGCAAATCGACATCAGCCGCTGGTTATTTGCTATGGTATGCTATGTTTGTGCCTGATAGCACAATTTTAATTGCAGCACATAAGTATGACGGATCACAAGAGATTATGCAACGTATTCGTTATGCTTATGAACTTTGCCCTGATCATATACGAGCCGGAGCAACAAACTACAATAAAGGATCGATAGAATTTGAAAATGGATCGCGTATCGTATCGGCTACCACAACTGAAAATACTGGTCGTGGCATGTCGATATCTTTACTATATTGTGATGAGTTTGCGTTTGTGCGACCAGGCATCGCTACGGAATTTTGGACGTCAATTAGTCCAACCCTAGCAACTGGTGGTAAAGCCATTATTACAAGTACTCCGAATAGTGATGAAGATCAATTCGCATTATTGTGGAAAGGCGCCAATAAAATGGAAGATAGCCATGGTAATCCACAGCAAGTTGGTATTAACGGGTTTAGAGCTTTTAGATCTTATTGGCAAGAACATCCTGATAGAGATGAAGCGTGGGCTGAGTCTACTAAGGCTCAATTAGGGGAAGATCGTTTCCGTCGTGAGATTGGTTGCGAATTTATTATTAATGACGAAACGCTGATTGCGCCGGCTAAATTAATAGACTTAGAAGGTGTTGAACCTATACATCGTACGGCACAAGTACGTTGGTATAAAACTCCGGAAAAAGGAAAAATGTATTGCGTAGGGCTGGATCCAAGTTTGGGAACGGGCGGCGATCCGGCCGCTATACAGATATTTGAAGCTAATTCAACTGAACAAATTGGTGAATGGAAACATAACCGTACCCCAATTCCTGAACAAATCAGAATACTTGCTGACATTGTCAAATACATTTATAATATTGTAGAAGACGAGCAAAATGTTTACTACTCAGTCGAAAATAATACCATCGGCGAAGCCGCATTAATATCCATAGACCAGTACGGCGAAGAAAATATTAAGGGATACTTCTTATCAGATCCTACTAGAGGAGCCGGCAGGTATCGTAAAGGATTTAATACAAGTCCAAAAAATAAACTTACAGCCTGTGCTAAAATGAAAACTTTAATAGAATCAGGAAAGATGAAATTACGCAGTAAACCTTTAATTTCAGAATTAAAAACTTTTATAGCACACGGATTAAGTTATGCGGCAAAACCCGGTGAAACTGACGATTTAGTAATGGCTACATTGTTAGTTACGCGAATGATGATATTATTACAGACTTATCATCCTGAAATGGACACACAAATGCGAGATTTTGGAGAAAGTATTACTCCGCCATTGCCATTCATATCTACCATGTATTGAACTAAATACACTATGTCAAAAAATAATTCAAATCAACAGCTTCATAATTTACTAGTTACGAAGAACTTTGACCCACAAACACTGGACGCTCAAGGCAAACCAGCTACATCGGCCCAAGATGCTGATATATTTTCCTTTGATTATAAAGCTGCATCAGGGCATGATTACGGTACAGTAGTGATTATGATAGGTAATGACAACGACATGAATGTATTTTTTGGTGATAATGTTGGTAAATCAATGGAACAAGAAGATAAAAAGTCCTGGTTTGATTTTTTATTCCAACTACGTCAATTCGCTAAAAGAAATTTACTTACATTTAGTTTACAAAATTTAAACAAATTAAAATATAGTATGCAAGGACAAGCCGCAATTAAAGAAGGATTGTTTGAAGCATGGGTAGGCACTAAAGATACTTCTTGGAATGCTGGCCCGACAGAAGCAAGATTAATGATTAAGCATAAAAAAGTAATCGGCGAAAATGATGCTCGTTTCCGTTATATTGAAAGTTTATTTGTAGAAACAACTGAAGGCGAGCGATATAAATTACCATTTACAAAATTATCAGGTGGCCGCGCAATGGTAGAACATGTTCGGCAAGGTGGAAAACCTTACGATATTCGTGGGCAACATATTGCTACTATTGTTAATGAAATGAATTTACTGAGCCGTTTTAAGCGAGCTAATCAAGGTAAAATATTCGAAGGTGATACAGCACAATTAGTTACCGAAGCTGGTGTTTATTATGAAACACTACAAAATAATCTTAAATCTCTTAGTACACAAAATGGTTATAAAAAGTATTTTGAGTCATGGGATCCGGCTGCTTTAACAGACGAAGATGTTATTATAGAAGATTTACGACACATGTTTGTAGAACAAAACATTGATAGTCGTATTGAGCAAGCATTGCCCTTACTGGCAAGATTACAAAAACAGGAAACAAACATGAAAGAAGCTAATATATTTGAAAGTTGGATGAATTTGCTTGCCGAAGGAACTTGGGCATTGCCAGATACTAAAGAGAAACAAACAGAATTAGTAACATTATTAAGTCAAGAATTGCCGGTCGGCGCTGATGCTCTTAATGCCACTGAACAGTTATATGATCTTATTGGCGACGATGTGTTATTTGATAGACTACATGAATTGGCTGATCAAAATGCTAATGCCGATGCTCGCACAGTTATCATAGATCGTTTGGAAGAATTAAAAAATAATCCAGATGTAGCACAAGTTATTGGGCAACTTAAAATTGAACAACAACCAATAGAAGCACAAACTGCGTCCGACGATTCAGATGCCCAATCTCCGGAGATTGATGAAAGTGGTATTAACCCTAAAGGAACAAAAATGAAGACATTTTACTATATAAAAACGATTGACTACAGCTTGGAAGTACAAGCAGAGACTGAGGAAGAAGCAGATGCTATTGCTCACGCTACAGATCTAGATGATCCAAATGTTGTAGCCACATCGAGCGACTGGGAAGAGAACGGCTACGCAGAATTTGATGAAGGTATTCTTGACACTGCCAAAAAAGTTGGAAGTAAAGTATTAAATAAGTTAGGTCATGGTAGCGATGAAGACTTAATTAAAGACTTACAACGTAAAGCAGGAATTCCACAAACTGGCAATGAACCTGAATCAAAAAAAAAATTTTCCGAAGCCAGCTGGATTAATGGACGCTTACAAGATCCTAAAGAACTAGTTTGGAAAATGACTAGCTTGAGCTATGAAAAGGCTGTAGAAAAATACGGCAAAGATCAAGTCAGAGTTGGTCGTAAAAATCGCCTAGGAGAACCCACGGTTGAAGTCCTAGTTCCACTAGGCGGTACTAACATGATAGAAGAACGCACAGAAGTTAAAGATCCGGCAACTGGTAAAGTTGTAAGTTGGAAAGATGAAACAGATTGGCAACCTATTGAAAAAAATAAGCATGGTAATGTAAAAGACCCGAAAGGTAGAATTGCTCATTTAAGCGACAAGGCTCGTAGAGAAACTGAAAAATTAAAAGAAAGTACGAATGAAGTTGATCAACTACTTCAAGATATTGCTCATGATCGTGTAGATATAATGAATGTTTTTGTTAATCCAAAGAGTAATATTGAAAAATTTGTCGCAAATCAAATTCGTGAAAAAGTAAAAAATATTGCACAAAAACGTAATATGGATGTTAAACGTGATCTTGATAAAATATTACCCATAATTAAATTAGAGCTAGAAAAAGATTACGCTGTTGACGAAGGCGCGGTTGGGAGAGCTCTTGGTACTGTGGCTGGCGAAATCATAGCACCGGAAATTCCTGGTAGTGGTATGATTGGTGGAGCCATTGGTAGTATGATTGGAGATAAACTCGACGGGGATGATAACACAAATGAAACAGTTGGCGGCGGAAATTGGCTAGAAGGTAAAGGCATCCCTTCAATGTCAGAACGCTGTAATATGACTAGCGCAGGGCACCACTGTCCGAAACATGGGGTAGAAGAATGTTGGCAAGCTTCTATGACTGAGGAACGTGCTGATGGTACACTATCTAGAATAAAAGAATTAGCAGGATTAATGGCAAAATAAGTACAAGTATCCGTGTGAAATTTATATAAAAACATAAATAAGTAATACGGATACAAAAGATAGGCAACTTAACCATATGAGTAGTACACACGGACAAAGACGTGTTAAAATAACTTTGTAAGCAACTAACATCTATTAATTTAGATAGGCATCGACATTTTAACATTAAAAAGGCAACTAAAATGGCATCATTAGCAGAAATCCGAGCAAGACTTGCTCAAGCAGAAAACAAACAAGGCGGCAGCCAACAAGGTGATTCGGCAATTTATCCTCACTGGAATATTGCAGAAGGTACAGCTGCAACACTTAGATTCCTCCCAGACGGTAACACAAAGAACACATTCTTTTGGCAAGAACGTGCGATGATTCGTTTACCATTTAATGGAGTTAAGGGTGATTTAGAATCAAAACAAGTACAAGTACGTGTTCCCTGTATGGAAATGTGGAATGAAACTTGTCCAATTCTAACTGAAGTTAGAACTTGGTTTAAAGATAAAAGTCTCGAAGAAATGGGTCGTAAATATTGGAAAAAACGTGATTATATTTTCCAAGGATTTGTACGTGAAAATCCACTTACTGAAGATAAAACTCCAGAAAATCCCATTCGTAGATTTATCATTGGTCCACAAATTTTTACACTTATCAAAGGTGCGTTAATGGATCCCGAGTTGGAAGAATTGCCAACAGACTATTTGCGTGGTTTAGATTTCCGTATTAGCAAAGGAGCCAAAGGTGGCTTTGCTGACTACAGTGGAAGCAAATGGGCTCGCAAAGAATCAGCTCTTACAGAGGCTGAACAAGCGGCTATCGAACAGTATGGACTAACTGATCTCAGTACGTTTTTACCTAAAAAACCAAGTGATATTGAAATTAAAGTTCTCAAAGAAATGTTCGAAGCATCAGTTGATGGGCAGAGTTATGATACAGAACGTTGGGGACAATATTTCCGTCCAGCGGGGGTCGCGGCCCCGAGCGGGAGTACTACCACAGCAGTAGTTGAAGATACTCCGGTAGCTAAAGTAAGCTCTGCCCCGACATCCAATTTTGATGATGACGAAGAGGATGTACCAGTAGCATCCACACCAGTACAAGCTAAACCTTCGACACAAAAAGCCGAAGATATCTTGGCAATGATTCGCGCACGCCAAAAACAATAAACAGTTAGCCAAAATTATAGCATGGGTTTTTCAGCTCATGCTATAATACCTATTATAAAATAAGGAAAAATATTATGGCTAACAGGCCCTTTGATGTATCAAAATTTAGAAAAGATATTACAAAAAGTATCGACGGATTAAGTATCGGATTTAATGATCCTACTGACTGGATTAGTACCGGTAACTTTGCTCTTAACTATCTCATTAGCGGAGACTTTAATAGAGGTATTCCACTCGGTAAAGTAACAGTATTTGCCGGGGAAAGCGGAGCAGGTAAAAGTTATATTTGTTCAGGTAACATTATTAAAAATGCTCAAGCACAGGGTATTTTTGTTATATTGATTGATAGTGAAAATGCCCTGGACGAAGATTGGCTTAAGGCATTGGGTGTTGACACTGACGAAAGCAAATTGCTTAAATTAAGTATGGCAATGATTGATGATGTGGCTAAAACTATTAGTACATTTATGAGTGACTACAAAGCACTAGCAGAAGGCGAACGTCCTAAAGTTATGTTTGTAATTGATAGTTTAGGTATGTTATTGACTCCAACAGATGTGAATCAATTCGATGCCGGGGAAATGAAAGGTGATCTAGGACGCAAACCTAAAGCACTGACAGCATTAGTTCGTAATTGTGTCAATATGTTTGGTAGTTACAACGTAGGATTAGTTTGTACTAATCACACATACGCTTCACAAGACATGTTTGACCCTGATGATAAAATCAGTGGTGGACAAGGATTTATCTATGCTTCGAGTATTGTTGTTGCTATGAAGAAACTTAAACTTAAAGAAGACGAAGATGGCAATAAAATTAGTGACGTAATGGGCATTCGTTCAGCTTGTAAGGTAATGAAAACTCGTTATGCCAAACCATTCGAAGGAGTTCAAGTTAAGATTCCTTATGAAACAGGAATGAATCCTTATAGCGGATTAACTGACTTGGCTGAGAAAAAAGGATTGCTGAAAAAAGATGGAAATCGATTAATGTTTATTACTAGTGACGGAGAAATTATTAAACAATTTCGCAAAGGTTGGGAAAATAACGAAGACGGATGCTTGGATAAAGTAATGAAAGATTTTGCAAATCAAAAAGAAACGGTAAGTACTGAAGACACAGCACAGGAGGAATAAGCACATGTCAGTAGATTTATCTTACGAAATATGGAATGAATTGAAACGTTATATCAATGTTGTTGATAGAAATGAAGCGGCAGAAACACTTGTTTCAGTTTTAATTGACAATGACATCGACGCCGATGATATCAAAACAAATTTTAAATCAGATTCAGAAGTTAAACGAGCACTTGCAAGTTATCTTAAAGATCATCTTGATGAAGAAGACGAAGACGAAGATAATTATGAAGATGAAGAAGACGAAGACTATTGATGTGGTATAGTAAAGTTACAGCCAGTTTAGATGCTCTGCCTGATTTTATTGCGTACTACGAACGCGAACTTGAAGAAGCTAAAAAAGAATGTCGGGTAGGCGGGTTGATAGAAAAAAATATCACTGCTTTACCTGGCATTACTGAGCATCGGTTTAATCAATTACAAGAAGTAGAAGCGGTACTTAATTTTCTTAATATTCAGTTAAAAAAAATTAGAAGAAAATACTTCCAAAAATATTTAGAAGGATATGCACGAGCTTTAACAAGTCGAGATGCCGAAAAATATGTAGATGGTGAAGATGATGTAATTGATTTTGAAACATTAATTAATGAAGTGGCTTTACTAAGAAATAGATGGTTAGGTATCATGAAAGGGCTTGATACTAAACAGTGGCAAATGGGGCATATCGTAAGATTGCGTACTGCCGGTATGGAAGATATACAATTATAATATGTTTAGAAACGCTGACGAATCACATCAACACAGTTTAGAGACACTTAATTTGCTCTACGAGTACGATGACTTTATGTTATCTATTAAAACTGTAGCAGACTTAGGCTGCGGATTAGGTAAAGATATTACCTGGTGGGCCACACGTACGACACGTGATGAGAGGGCAATGCCTCTTAACATTAAATGTCAAGGCATTGACATATTAAATGATTTGCCAGTTGCCAGACAATATTCAAACATGACATATCAAAAAACTGATTTTGAAGATGTTATATATCCTTTAGAAGAAAAATTTGATATATTGTGGTGTCATGATGCATTTCAATACGCAATTAATCCAATTCAAACTTTATCAAACTGGCGAAAAATTTCTTCGAACGGAGCCATGCTGGCGATTATTGTGCCACAAACTACAAATATACATCTTAGAAATTTAGATTTTTACCAACAAGATGGTTGCTTTTATCATTATACTATGGTGAATCTTATTCATATGTTAGCATTGACAGGTTGGGATTGTCGTGCCGGATTTTTTAAAAAAGACCCAACCGATAATTGGATTCATGCTATTGTATATAAAAGCGATCAAGAACCACGCGATCCAAAAACGACAAAATGGTATGACTTAGCAGAAGCCGGATTATTGCCCGATAGTGCCGCAAAATCTGTCAATTCTGTTGGTTTTGTACAACAAAAAGATCTAATTTTACCCTGGTTAAACAAAAGTGCTAATTTTATAAGTTAGTATATACTAACTTATTGAAAAATAAGCCCTTTTTAGGGCTTATTTCATTTAAAATAAGTATTTTGGTTGACTTTATTTCCTAATTTTGCTATAATTTGAAAATAATAAGAAATTAAAAGATGAAATTAACAAGTTCAAATTTTTGTAATTCATACAAAAATGAAGTTGACAAATAATTCTTTTGATAATATAATAGAAACATAACGTAACAAAACAGGAGCTAATAAATGACTACAGTTTTAATTAAAAATGGTGTTTATCGCAATCAGCTAGTAAACAATGTTGCATTTACACTTGTTAAAGATTTTCAAACAGGTGCTAAAGGAAATTTTATAACTGTCAAATCAGACGGATTTTTTGGCGAAGAGTTTGATATTGTACGAGTTAAAGTAAACAGTATCGAAGATGTCGAAATTACTAATCAACAATCTACAGGGGCAAAAAAAGTGAAAACTGAAACAGTAGTTCAAGAAACTGATGATGAGATTATGGATCGTATCGAAAAACGATTCGATATTTTACAACAAATGACTCGTGCTACTATTTCAGGTGATGTTCGTGCTATGATTGTTGTTGGTCCTCCGGGAGTAGGCAAAAGTTTTGGGGTTGAACATGAACTTGAAAAATCAGGTATGTTTGACAAAATTGCCGGACGTCGTATTAAATATGAAATTATTAAAGGTGCGATGACACCAATTGGCTTGTACTGTACCCTATATCGTATGAGCGATCCACAAAACGTTTTAGTGTTTGATGACTGTGACTCTGTGTTTCAAGATGATTTGGCATTAAATATTCTTAAGGCTGCTCTAGATTCAGGCAAGAAACGTAAAATTTATTGGAATTCCGATAGTGCTATGCTACGACGTGAGGGAGTACCAGATAGCTTTGACTTTAAGGGTGCGGCAATTTTTATTACCAATCTTAAATTTGAAAATTTGAAATCTAAGAAAATGCAAGATCACTTAGAGGCATTACAATCACGTTGTCACTTTTTGGATCTTACATTAGACACAATGCGTGATAAATTATTACGTATCAAACAAATTTTCCGGCAAGGTCAATTATTTAATGATTACGAGTTTGATCCAAAAGTCGGCGAAGAAATCATTGAATTTATGAAAGATAATCAAGATAAATTGCGCGAAATTAGTTTGCGTATGGCTCTTAAACTTGCCGATCTTACAAAAGTAAGTGCTAATAATTGGAAAACATTGGCGATTTCAACTTGTATGAAAAATTCTTGATAGTTAACGATAGTTAACTAAGTATTCAGTAGCTCCTGAAACGTGTAATAGCGTTTCATTTATAATAGGTACCCATAAAAAGGTACCTATTTTTTTGACTTACTAACAGTAAATATGCTACAATATATTATATGAAAAAAGCATTAATTATAATCCGTGACGAAGTTAATATTAAAATTGAGGGGCTCGAGTTAGATGCTCGACGTAGTTTGACTAATGCTTTTAAATACGATGTGCCAGGCGCAAGATATTTGCCAGCAGTTCGATTAGGCAGATGGGATGGCAAAGTATCTTACTTTCAATTAGGTGGTAGTACTTATGTAAACTTATTACCTGAAATTGTCCCTATATTAGATAAATTTAATTATGATATTGAATTGGATGACCAGCGAGACTATCCGACTAGATACGAATTCTCAAGTGTGAATGAATCAACTTTTAGTCATATCAATTGGGGCACAGGACATCCGATGTCGGGCCAACCAATTATGTTACGCGATTATCAAGTTGAAATTATTAATAATTTTTTAGCCAATCCACAGTCAATACAAGAAATAGCAACAGGTGCTGGCAAAACTATTATGACTGCCGCATTAAGTCAACGATGCGAAGTACACGGCCGTACAATCGTAATAGTTCCAAATAAATCTTTAGTGACACAAACAGAAAAAGATTACAGAGGGCTGGGATTAGATGTCGGTGTTTATTTTGGCGACAGAAAAGAACTTGGCAAAACTCATACTATCTGCACATGGCAAAGTTTAAATATTTTATTAAAAAATACTAAAAATTATTCTGCCGAAACTACTATACAAGATTTTTTAGAAGGTGTTGTATGTGTGATGGTAGATGAAGTACATATGGCTAAGGCCGATGCGTTGAAAACATTGCTGACCGGAGTAATGGCAAAAATACCTATACGTTGGGGATTGACGGGAACTGTGCCAAAAGAAGCATTTGAATTTCAAGCATTAAAAATAAGTTTAGGACCAGTTATTAATCAATTATCAGCCAGCGAATTACAAGACCGGGGAGTACTAGCACAATGTCATGTAAATATTGTACAGCTAATAGATCATGCAGAATTTACAAATTATCAAAGTGAATTAAAGTTTTTATTAGAAGAACCAGACAGATTAAAAACTATAGCAAATTTAATAACACAAGTCAATGCTACAGGAAATACACTTGTGCTAGTTGATCGTGTCGCCGCTGGTCATGCTCTTGTAGAATATTTAGGAGAAAAGGCAGTTTTTGTAAGTGGAGCAACCAAAGGAACTGATCGTGATGAAGAATATAAAGAAGTGGCAACTAGTACAGACAAAATTATTGTGGCAACTTATGGTGTTGCGGCTGTTGGCATTAACATACCTCGCATATTTAATCTTGTGTTGCTAGAGCCAGGAAAAAGTTTCGTTCGCGTTATCCAAAGTATTGGACGTGGAATTCGAAAAGCAGAAGATAAAGATCATGTAGAAATATGGGATATTACATCTACATGCAAATTTGCCAAAAGACATTTAACTAAAAGAAAGGTATTTTATAAAGAGGCAAACTATCCATTTACACAAGAAAAACTTGAATGGAAATAAAGGTTGCTCTTGATAAAAAAATTTGTTATACTAACACTATGAGAATATTAACATTAGACAATACTCCGTATGATCTCAATCATTTACCGGAAGAAATAGATGATATGCGTTTTGCTATTTTAGATAATAGTAATCCGCACGAAGTGGATTATCATTATATTCCATTGATTTTTTTAGAAAGTTTTAATGCCCCTGCATTGGTGTTAAAGATTGGAGAAAATCGAATAAGAATGCCGGTTGATTGGAAATTATTAATTGGCGAACCAGATTTTGGAGATTTAGAAGTAATAGCTTTGTCATCATTAAATGATAGAGGATTTAAAGCATTTCAATTTAATCCATTAACTAGTTTTAGGCCTAGTTTTCTAGATGTTGAAATATTAGATGTATATCAGGATGTCGCGTGGTACGCCCCTAAATTAAAAAACGGACAGATATTGTGCGTACCGATATCTGATGGTCCAGAACCTAAATGCGTTTATTTTGTAAAAGAAATAAGTCGTAATTGCGAAGTAGTAGATTATAGCCAGGCTTTCTAATGAAAAAATTAACTGATAATAAAAAGCAATATGCGGTATCAGATACTAATTTAGTAGTACCAAAAATTAAAGATACTGCTAAAAAATTAGCTGATAATTTAGATTCTAAAATTAAAAATCTAGAGACAACAATAACTGAACAAGATAAAATTATTAAAAAACTTCAACGTGATATTGTTCGTATCAAAGATCAAATAAGTCAAATCGCAGGAAAAATATCACGTGGATAAGCTAACCATTAGTAATGAAATGAAATGTTTTGATCAAAAAGATCGAGACTTTTATAATTCTTTAACTGACGAAGAGAGAAAAAAATTTAGTAATTATTTGATGATAAGATGGGGAAGTTCAGTACAAGGGAGTTCGGACTTACAAGAATTCTATTTAATTAGTTGTAACGAAAGATTGAATAAACACTTTTTTGCTATTAGTAAACATCCTAAACTTCAATGGCTATGCGCTACTAGTGTAAGTCCCGGAATGGGAACACAGCGTCATCAATGGATTTCTCCAAAGAAAAAAGAATCAGGAAAAAGCAATACTAAAAAACAATTGGCTGAACTATTTCCAAACATGAAAGAAGATGAAATAGAAGTTATGGATAATATTAATACTAAAAAAGATATTGAAGTTTATCTTCACACCCAAGTTATTGAAAAATGAAATATACATGCCAGTATTGTAAAAAAGATTTTATAAAAGAATCTAGTCTTACAGTGCATAGCTGTGAGCCAAGACGTCGACGTATGGAAAAAGATGAAGTCGGCGTTCGTATGGGATTCAATGCGTATTTAAAATTTTACGAACTAACACAGGGTTCAGCTAAATTAAAAACATATGAAGACTTTGCCGAGAGTCCTTATTACAAAGCCTTTGTAAAATTTGGACGCTATTGTGTTAATACAAAGGTAATCAATCCTACTAGATTTACCGAATGGGTACTCAAACAAAATAAAAAATTAGATTATTGGTGTAGTGATAAACTATATGAAGAATATTTACATTATTATTTAAAAGTAGAAAGAATGGAAGATGCGTTAGCTCGTGCTATCGAGCACTCAATCAAATGGGCCGAAGAAAAAGATGCGGCACCAAATGATTTTTTAAGATACGGTAATCATAACACTATAACTCACGCAATAACTAATGGTCGAATTAGTGCTTGGGTACTTTACAATTGTGACTCAGGTCGACAGTTTTTGTCGGATATAAATGAAGAGCAACGTAATATTATTTGGCCTTACATTGATGTTGATATATGGACAAAAAAATTAAAAGAAGATCCGGCCAATAGAATTGAAGCCCAAGAACTATTACAAAAAGCAGGTTGGTGATGAGCGCAGATATTGATATTGATTTAGCAGATAGAGAACAAGTTTTAAAACTTATTAACTATGTACCAGCAAGGCAACTTCATCAAGGACAAGTAAGAAAACATAATTCAGGTATATATGTAACTGATATACCATACGACCCAATTAATAATTGTGCAGCTATAGATTACGAAGATGCGGAAAATAGAGGTTATTTTAAAATTGATTTGTTAAACATGAGCGTGTATCAACTTATCAAGAGCCCAGAACATTACGAAGAAATGCTAACAAAAATTCCACCTTGGGACAAATTGTGGCAAGATATTGAATGGTCTAAGCAACTAGTTCATGTGGGAAATTATACTGAATTATTGAAATCTATGCGCCCTGATAGTATTCCTAGAATGGCAGCGTTTATTAGTATAATACGCCCAGGAAAGGCACACTTACAAAATCAAACGTGGAAAGATGTATTCCAATCAGTGTGGGACGGAGATGATAGTCGAGGATACACTTTTAAAAAATCTCATGCTTTAAGCTACGCGGCATTAGTAGCATTACACATGAATTTACTCCATACGCCTAACTAAAGTTATAGATTTTCTTTTGCTTTTCTTTTGTGCTAACTCAGATAAACTACAGACAGGACCGTGTAGTATTTCTAAATCTTTATTGATAAATGTACGCAGATAATGCCTAAAAGGCTGCCATTCCATCTTTAAAAAAATGTTGATTGGTATGGTTCTATTGCTTTCCCACCACCATATATTGGCTAATTCTAAGAATTCTTTTTTGATCTCTAGGTCAGCAATACTGCCAAAATCATAGATAGTAGTTATGACCTCGTCACGATTTTGTATAATTCCTATATATTCTTGATTAGCATAAACACAAAGCGTAATGAAGGGATACTTTTCGGTTAGTTTTTCAAATAATTCGGCACCCATTAGCTTGTCATTTTCCTTTTCACCGGGTATTTATGTTCAAAATATTGTGGCTTAATAATCGCTAAATACTAGCTATGTATTCTACACAAGTCTATCTCTATCAACAACGAACGCAAGTATTGTTAATGGACACGAGTGGACAATATTTTACAGCGAGGTATAGCCCAGTGTAC